GAACCACATGCTTACGGCATGAGCGAACTCGTGGGTGAGTCAAACCACCTATCCTCTTAGAGGATGATTAGTAGGGCTATGTTTATTCGGAGATCCTCTGCTTGCTAAGCACGCTAGGCGTCGAAGAATGTTATCCTTCGCTCTAAGGTGGATCGCTAAGCGAGCCATCCTCAGAGAACCACCTAGTCCGAAGCCCAGTCGGGTTAAGACTAGCGGCATATGCGGATTTGCGTTGAGAGAAAGCGTCAAGAGCACGTCTAATCAACCGTGTCCAAGAAGCCCCCCTTGCACCCTTCATCGGGAAGTAAGGTATACCGGCCACCTCGTGACCAAGATGACTTGCTATAGCAGGCAAGATAATCTTGAGTAGGCCTTCCGCGTGCTCCACCTTAGACGACTCAGTCGCCTCTGTGTGGAACACCGTAGCCATACTCTCGTAATTGAGAATAATTGGCTTCGGGAAGTCACCTAAATCAAGATATAACTTGACCCACTTGGCAAGATCAACTTGATCCTCCGGTGGAAATTCGATGGGATCTAGCGGAATCTTCACTACGTGAAGACGCATAGACAGAAGTTTCCAGTTCTGCATTTCAAACGTACGAATACGTTTGAAGAGCTCTTCATTGTGCCTGTTTACACAGTGCTCAATGTAAGACCATGCATAACGGGCTTTTGGCAATACCATGGGTCTCCCAGGTATAGGCTCCCAGTCCGCGACTCTATGTTTCTCGCCTATCTGCACCATGAAAGCATTTAACATGCCATCATATGCATAATAGACTTGCGACTTAGGGACCGCGGCCTTCATCGCCTCGATCTGGCGCATCACCTCTGCTTTAACGAGCCCCGTTAATGCAATCTTTAGTTCGACTGCATCTCCGGTCGATGCCTGGCCAGCTACAACCTCATTGAGGTTCGCTAGCCAATTTCTAATGGCATCTATGCTCACTTTACTCTCCGCGTACCAAAAGGGACGCAGAGGGTGGAGCAGAATGAACCTGAGAATTCGCAGGAGGACGCGAGATCGCATCCCGGAAAACTCTGGGATCAGAGCTTGCCACTGCCTAGCAGTGCAGATCAGCCTCACCAGACTAGTCTCATTCTCGCCAATGTCAAAGCGTTTTGCTATTCGGTTTGCAAACTCGACTCTCTTAGACCATGATTGAGATGAATTAATCTCTTCCATGAAACTAAGAGGCGAGATGTTCCCCTTGGAGCAAAAGCGTTGGTTGGCAAATTCAAAGAAGTTCTCACGACTTTGAAGGGATTTCTCGATACCGATCGTAATGCCAAATGCGGAACAAGTCTGCTGATAAGTTTCAGCAGTTTGTCTGCACACGGCTACGTCGACATCGTCACCCAGAACAAGATAGTTTTCAAACCATTGCTGTGTCTTCGCTGCAGAGCGGAGAGACAGATCGATCTTCGGTACTTTCGTCGTTCCTTCGAATGACGATCGTTCCTCAGCGTCGACTCTGCTCGGATTGGCTTTACGCCAATTCGAGAATTGAATCAGACAATGATGGACCATTGCTAAACTGGCCCAAGAGCTTAGAGCGCCCATTGGTTGCCCAGTACCGTACCGGATGGTACGATATTGGATACAACCGTTGTAGCCCTCCTCACCCTTTCGTGGTGAAGGTATTGCGAATTCTCGGTCTGCGATTAGCTTTGACCACAGTAGGGCCCTTTCGAGGCCTTTCTCATACGTCTCCCCCTTCGCTTGAAGTAAGGGAGCTAAGCATTCTACATAGAGGCTTAGGGGTATGGTATCAGTTGCTGCCTTAAGGTCGAAAGACCAATGAGGTTTTAACTCTCTCTTCCAATACGCATCTACAGTTCCTTGCTGATCAAACGTTCCGTCCTGAGGATGGAGCGACTTGAGAAGCTTGAAAAGGTAGTCGTGTACGGATTTGAGAGCCAACTGTGTCCAATAGTCACATATGGCTACTGTCCGGAGTTTACCTCCGGGAGCGGCAAAGTTAAAGAGGCGGCCAGTTATTGGAGAGCCGATATCGGCTACTTCCCTAGCTGGTTTGCTAGCGTCAAAGCAGTGTCCGATTAGCCCCCCAGCGGCACGAGCAGCGTTTAAGCAAAGCTTATAACGCTGTTTGTGAACTCCTTCTGGCGTGATCCATATCCGATCTATAATTTCTTGTAGATAGGACTCGAGCTCACCCTTATTTGTATAACGGTGAGCAACGAAATGAGGTTCATCCACCATCTTGGTAAACCAAGACGAAGTGATGGAGTCATTATGGAAATCAAACCATTTGAGGGGGTAGTTGCTTTCACGAAGGCTCCATGCCTTCGCGTCTAGGATTATTCCTAGCAGTGAAACACTACCCCTGAGATTCACAGCCGCAGACCGAACTATAAGCCCTCTGTTATGAGTATACTCGTAATAGGGTCGTTTACCTTTCGGTTGACGGGACGAAATCAACTGCGGCCATACTTCTTTGCAGAAGTATTGCCACTCATCGAAGATCTGAAGATCATCGAGGCGTTTAGCTGACTTACGGATTGTGGAGTAGGCAGTTTCCGGGTCCGGCGTTTTCACGTCGAGAGCACGATAAATATTTAACATGCTCAACCAGAATCTGATCCACTTCATTTCTCCTCGTCTAATCAAGTCTCTGTATGCTCTCGGAATTACTTCCGGGAGACCAGATCTTAAACGAATTCTAATACCGAGGGGTTCGGTTGTCTCGAGGGGATTACCCGCGAGATAACTATATACTGCAAACATGGCGACTTTAAGTCTCTTTACCAGGAAAGCAGGTCCGTTATTCTGTGTTATGGCCGCGAGATTCCTACAGAAGGGATTTATTCCTTCTAAACGAAACTCCGGTACCTTCACTGACATGTAGTGGAGCAATTGTCTTGCCCACAGCATGCCTGTCCGAATCACGGTTGTTGGCGAAACGGTAACCATACCGTCTTTCATCTTGATATTACGAGAAACAAAATTTCGTAAGCTCAGGAATGCTCTCCAAGTAAGACGATTAGTCTTATCCTGGAAGTATGCCTTGGAATCGAAAGGAACCCCTAAAGGGGGGGAATTTTGAGAAGAGGCTGGGAGTTCTGGCTCGGGTCTTTTAGAACCCGGTCTAGCGACAACAACCAGAGTCAAATCGTTGGAAGCGCACACCTTCATCTGTGCAAGGTACTCAGTCCTTGACAGATATAGTAAGCCTTCAGGATCATACGGGTCCACTATCACATACGGACGTTGCCGCTGTAGATCCCAATCTACAAGCACCGCCCACATGGCGATACTACGATCTAATGGAGAAACCGCTTGTATTTCCTGAAAACTTAGACTAACACCCGCTATAAGCCATCTCAGTGGGTCTGAAGAAGACTCATTTGCGTTTGGTTTGGTGGAAGTTTGAGTAGCTGTAGTACTGTAACCTATTGATCCAGCCGGGTCTTTAGGGTGCACTACGCAGTGTGGAGAAGATCTGGAGACGATGAGTATGGCAAAGAAATTTGTCATGCAATATCGACTAATTGATCGGTACCTTCCTTTCCGCGCAGAAAGATTCACGCGCGGGGGACAGGTTGTGAAGGTGCTCCGAAGCACT